GATCCTGCTGCTGACATATCCCCGATGAGCTCGTGAATGTAATGCCATTCGTCAGCAACAAATGGAATTACGATTGTGTCTCCCGCCGGAGCAATGACTCCCGCAGATATTTTTCGACTATGTGCATCCTGTAACATACTTGTGAAGATAACTTGTAATGAAGGCTTTAATCTGCCTATCCGAACCCCCGTAAAGGGGCTCGGTAGGAAGACTACGATTAAGTAGTTGTTCCGTCTCCTGCTGACCACATCCAACCACGAAGGTCAGAAGCTCCGAGCACTGCAAGTGCGTTGAAGTTCATCACGAGATCTTGGTTGCCCAAAAGATCGATGACTGCTGGTTCTGCGCGAGTAGGAAGTGCCTCGATGTAGAGGAATCCGTAGTCCTGATTCTTCATCTTAGAATCGAACATACCCCACATAAGACCTGTCATACCCTGATTCTCAAACGGACTGAGCTCGACCACATTGAATGTGTCGGTCGCTGGTGCGTTGTTGAACAGGTTGGTTTGCTGTGGAGCAAGACCCTTATCAATCGTTCCCTTGATCGTCTTTGCGAACTGAGCAGAAATAGATCCTGCACGTACGACAAGCGTATCAAGGCTAGACATCAACGGCATTCCACGTCCGTCCTTCTTCAGCGATTGCTGTCGGCGAGCGGCGAGCAATGATGAGTAAGTGAACTGTGGAGATGGAACTACGTCAACGATGACGTTGCTCCATACCGGACCTCCATCCTCCCGAGGGTGAGATGTAGACCAGTAAGCCACCGCGTCAGCTCCGAGTGTTGAGATCGGAGTAGGTGTACCAACATTGTTGATAGGAACCCATGTAAACGATGTGCCGAAGCCCTGAGAAAGAAGACATTGTGCGAGATAGTTCTTAGCCAACTCGATTGAGTTCTTTCCCTCAAGGACCTTGCTCTTAACAGTGCCCTTGATCTTTGCAGCCGCGCTTTCAAAGAGGAAGAAGTTTGACTGGAAGGTCAAACGAACTTTCTTTGTAAAGTGCATCTGTGTGTAGTTCTTTGAATACCCCTGAATTGGAGCATCCGACGCGCCTACACCACCGTCAGGAATAATTTCAGCCATTCCCAAGCCCGTGACACCCGTATCTGAATAGATACGCTGGTTGTCCGTTACCTTGTGCATGAAGTCAAGGTATTCAGATCGAATTTCAGGCGCAACTTTCGGAGCAATGTATTTGAGTACATTGTTAACGATTACTGCGTAGTCCTGTATGGTACCAGTCATACTTAAAAATAATGATTAGATAACCTGATAATTACTGGACGAACTCAACAAGAATCTTCTTGTCAGCCGCAGCTCCGTAAACGCCGACCTGCTTGACGATACCTGCGGTATCGGTTGTGCCAGTGTTGTTTACGATTCCCCCGTTCGCTCCGAGCACCATCAACTGTCCGTTGTGGGTTGCGTCTGAGTTGTTTGTCGAATCAACGATCCATACGTCCTTC